ATCCTATATGCCATAGCACTGGCAATGAATACGTTAACGGTCGGGTACTTGGGTTTCTTTGTGGCCATCTGTTTCAATCTCTGTTAGTAGTCTGAAAATTCTTGCGTTACTGTACCATATGCTGGTGAGATCACAAATTAAAGTTAATGCTATTACTAGCCAAAAACCTGGATGTGTTAATTGAATTCCGATTTGATGTAGAGTATACCCAATAGCTATGTAAGCAAGGCCTTTTATTGCTAGCCATAGCATTTCGTTTAGTAATGTCATTCATATATTTACCCATATCAATTAGTTCTTTTATTGCGATGCAATTTAATTACATGCTCCAATAAGTTTCACTAGCAGGATTGCAACACCAAGGAGTGTCTGCATCGATTTCTACAGGCTTGCCCGACATCAAATTCTTTACAGTAATTTTAGGTGCGGTGTAGGTAGCACGGTCCACAATGTTCAGTTGGTTTTCTGTCCAACCTGCTTTGTTGCACAAACGAGTTCTGGTGGCCTTTGCGGCGCCAAAAGTTTTGTAAGCACGGGTCTTGTTAGGACCATCTGTTACGATAAGACCAGTACCTTTTGCAACGATTACATAACTCATTGTGAATTCCTTTTGTTTCTAAGTATTAATTATAACACCAAAACCAATTTATGTCAATTAAATTGATTCAACGGTGTAAGGCTTATTCCACTTGCCAATATTAACGTCAACATACCAACCCACATCAAAGTAGTCAGTTTGGATATCACTGTTATCGTGATTACCGTTATTCATAGCAGGGATAACTTCGCTTAAGAAGTTTTTGGCATTGCCAACAAAATGACTTTTGTAGTGATAAGGGTTAACTTGAATGCCGAACTTTTTAGCATCAGCTCGGGATTCCGGAGTGTCACCGTAATCAGTAATAAAGTCAATTTTGCCGGACTTGACATTTAGCACAAGAGTCATATGATTGCGAACTGCAATACTGGCCTTGACACCATACTTTTTACAGATAGCCTTGATTTTAGGCGTCAGCTTTGACTTCAAATCCTGGGAAACGTATGCCATCTTTAACTCCTGTTTGTTGCTGTCTATGTGTATATTATACAATTAATTGGATTTATTGTCAACCAATTTAATGGCTGTTCAATGCTGGATTATGCTTGCGAATCAATTCACGTTCCCTAGCATGGGCTGGCTTGCGGCCACGTAGGATTTCTACAAGACCGTAAGTATGAGCCAATGTGCCATGTTCACGAATTGACTTGCACAATTCCCAATCTTTGTTTTCTGTCAATGCACGACGAACGTGTTTTTGAATACGTACTTTCAATGATTTCTGTACAGTGTCTGACACTACAGTAATGCCAATATACTGTTGTTTTGTTACAACATTCGTGATTACGTAGACTGCATGTTTGCGGTCCTGACGTCTTTTGCGGTATACTTTTTTACTGTCCATGAGTATATTATACAATTAATCCAATTAATTGTCAACCAAAAAAACTGTTGTTTTTATGCAACAGATTCAGTATGCTTGCAATTACGGCGATAAGTGTACCCGGGACAACTGCATGATAAAGTACTACCTTTTAAAGTTACTGTATAAGTATTACCTTTTGACCCTGCAATAGTCCATACTTTTGATGGGTTATCGGCTAGTACTTCAGTATTAGTTATTTCGGGCTCTAAATTGTAGTTAAAAGTATTAGCTACTTCTTCAAATTTTCTTCCCCTTGTCCCAAACCCAAAGGGCTTTGAAAACGTAAAAACAAAGTCGGTTCCGTGCCTTACGTACCCGTATGCTTTGCTTTTATCGTCCGACAGCAAGTATACGTGATTGGGAACAGAATCGGCCCACTTAGTTGTCTCTAGGTAAAATTTCATAGTATCCACATTATACAATTAATTGGATTTACTGTCAACCTACATAGTGGGGCCGTTTCCGTTCTTGAATCCTACACTTCCGCCTTCTGCTTCAATACGTGCTATAACGTCTTCAAACAAAATAGGTGCAAAGTCAGTTTGTTCAACACAAACGCAATGGTAACGTGGATCAATTTCATCACTGTACAAAATTTCTCCTGTACGTGCATCTACACCACGAGCTTTACGCACACGATTTGCGTGAGTATGTCCGTGAATGTTAGTACCAAAACGACCCATGCTATCACTGTGTAACGGAATATGACTTAATATCATTCCATTCATCACGTGGTATGCACGTAATTCACGGAAGTACATTCGGTACTCATCATCACGAAAGATGTCATGGTTACCACGAATCAAAACTTTGTCGCCGTTTAAGCGGCCTAATGTCTTTAAGGCCTTGCGGTTAATAACTGCATCGCCTAAATGGTACACTTTATCTGTGGGCTTGACCTTGGCGTTCCATTTTGCAATCATATCTTCGTCCATTTCTTCGGGCGTGTCGTATGGTCGTAATTTGGTTACCCCGTCGTTACGGGTAAACTTACAGACACCCATGTGTCCAAAGTGTGTGTCACTGACTAAAAATACTGAGGGCATATTATGCTCCTTTCCTTAATAAGTTTCTTTTACAATATTATACTCTTCGACTGGCCACGTGGTCTTGAACTCGTCCGACTTAACATATTCATTATATGCTTTGGCATCAAAAAACATCCTGTGAAACTCTGTTTTCATTGAACCAATTTTGGTTACTGTTAAGTAAATTGATTTTGCTTTGCCAGCCATATGATACCTTTTATTGTTTAATGTGATATTATAACATCACTTTGCCATAATGTCAAACGTACCAAATTTCTTTAAAGCCTTCTAATAGAGTTGGTTCTTCCCAATTTGCAATCATATCGTCAATGACTATTTTTGGAATATGCTTACCGGGACGGCTTGCCAAACGCACATCCAACTCGCTACGTTCCGGAGTACGGAATACAACGGCGATATGCTCGTAGTTCAAAGACTCTGGTAATGCGTTAAACTTTCGAGCTCGACTTTTAACAGTAGTGCTAGTCTGATCCCAAACAATATCCAATTGCAGGGCCGCGGCCATGTTAACATTAAACATCATCTGCTCGATAGCAGTGGGCATGTATTCTTCAAATACCTCACTGTAGGTCTTGCCTTGATCCTTTGCATATCCTTCAACATGCTGGTCAGTACTAACATACTTGTGATCCTTTTTATCCTCGCCTAGCCAGCCCTGATTTTTATACCAAGTACTTTTGCCAGCGGCAGGAACTCCAATTAGTTGATAACACTTTGGCACAACAATCCTTTAAATGAATTGCTATTATATAATTAAATGAATTAATTGTCAACCAATTATTTTTTGCCCAATATACGGCGTGGGTATATGGCTCCTGATGCAGTAACCTGCGGCCAATATGCAGTATTGACATTAGGCTGTCTGGTCACTCTCAATGAAATATTTCTAGTAGAATTTGGCCAAAGAACTCCGGTAGTATTACGCTCGTATTTGTATGTTTGATAAAATTTCTGACTGCCCCATAATGCATTTCTGTAATTTGCAGAAGTAACCGGGGTATAATCTTCCATTGCAATGGCGGCGGTTGTTTGTAGATACTTCTTCAATTCATAATTGGTCCAATGTGGATACTGTTCTAAGATACAGGCCGACATACCGCAGACCATTGGACCTGCCATACTCGTTCCGCTTAACTTATTAAGATAGAAAGCCGAGTTCCTTGGATCTGGAACCGCAGGTGTCACATAAGATGCATTTAAAAACGCACCCATTATCATACTGCCTGGCCCCCATATATCTACGCCTGGACCAGTATCACTATAGTATGCTTTCTTTTCCAATGATCCGTGATCAATTGCGCCGATACAAACTCTAGTAGAATCAGTACCAGCCGAATTAGGACTAGATCCTTGTTCATAATATATGTCTTGTCCGCCTATTGTAACAGTATTATTATAATCAGGGCCCGACACTAAATCGTGCCTCCAGCCATTATTACCGGCACTACCCATTGTTATTATGCCTTCTGCCATGGCATCTTCATAGTCGACATCAACGCTTATTACTTTGGCAGGAAAATTCTGACCTGTTATAAAATGCCAATTAAACAATTCAGCGGAAGTAAATCCAGAAGTATTTGATTGTACCTTGCCATTGATTCCTACCTTTAAATCTATTCGTGTGGGGAAATTTTTATAAAAAGTATATTCGTATATTTGATTCGGTGATCCAGTTGTCCCGGACCAACTACTAGTACCCTCGATATATATTCTATATGTTCTATCATTACTAGAACCTTCTTGTCCGTAATATATTCTTTGAACACTATTATCGCCTGCGGTTAACATTATCTTCGGACCAGCTGGATTTGACGGAGAAAGATTAGTATATACCGTACTACCACTGCCAAAAGTAAGATACCCATTTGTTCCTACATATACTGATGTTTGGCCTGCGCCTAGAAAACTTATAATAAATGGTAAATCTATTCTCCAGTAACCATCATCATTATTGCCTACCGTAGGAGCAGTAGAAAAATATTGTAATCCTGCAGGACTACTTGGTAGATTATTATCAGTAAGAGCTTGTACTTGTATGCTGGCGCCATCGCTGGTAATTGTTTGTCCGCCGTTAATAAACGATACTAATTCTGCAGACGGAGTACCGGTATTTCCGTATACTCCACTAACGCCAGTTGGTGCTGGAGGACCTGTAACAGGAGTATATGTTGTTCCCCTGTATATAACTCTACTGATCTGTGATGCACTGCCGCCGCCGCTATAATATCCCCAACTGTTATTAACAATAGTAGGATTTTTTCTTCCTGTTTCTGGATTAATGGGTTTATACTTATGAAACATCCTGACATAATCCATTGGTTCGTCAACTGTTGTGAAATCTAAATTGTATATATTTGCATCGCGAGCCCAGCCCATTGTATTGCCTGCTACTGTCGACGATGTATGCGTTGAATGTCCAGAACCCTGATATGCATAATTATATGTTGAATTGGCGCCGCGGCCAATTTCTGCATTATGTTGAAACCAATTATACCTAACTATTCTGGTGCCGCCTGTGCCGTCGGGATTCTTAGCAAATTCGGGGTGAGCTGAGTCAGGGTGGCCTTCGTCGATTATAATCACATCAACATTTCTTCCTGAACTAGTAGTGTTCACAGTAGCAGTGACATTAGGATAATTAGCACTACCCCAAGCCGCAAGGCCTTGTGCTCCGTAATTTGTTCCATTAATTACTCTGAGCAAGCCCCATGGTTTCATATCATTGGTTGTTGTATCGCTTTTATTCCATTTAGTAGATGTCTGCGGTGCAAGCCAATTTAATTTTTTTATTAGTCCACGCAAGTTAGGAGCCAAATCAATATTCATTACTCTCGGATCCAACGCAAGTTTGGCCACTTCTACACTATTAAGCATATAGTTCGTTGTCTTGCTGATTGATCGGCGGTTAACACATTCAACTATTCTATTAGGGCATACTCTATGCAACCCAGTTGTTAGTTGTTCCATGTCCTTATAAAACTGATCAAGGTCAGTTTTATCGTTGAGGGTAACTTCGTATTCTTCTAATATTTCGTGTGGTTGTAATTCAGACATGTTATGCTTCAGTTTGTAGTAAAGTTAAAGTAACGGTAAAGGCCTGTGAGCCGTTTGTGTTTGTTAAATTTTGAACTGTAATATATGTATTACTAGATACCACAAGATCGTTATTATAACAGATAACTGCTGGACTAAAAGAAACAGTTTCGTTTATTGTAGTAGTAACTACTTCTGCTAATACGCCTGCGCTGGGACTTGGATCAGTTGATATCGATCTACCTAGTAAATTCCATCCAAGTCTAGTTTGGTCAGCAGTAGTATCTATTGCCTGTGCCACGGCACTAGAATACATTCTTACCCATGCAGGATTACTAACTGTAATTTTATATAGATTAAATCCTTTAAATGCAGGTATGGTTATATTTGTCATGCCACCATTGGTAATGGCCGCTGATGTTCCGGAAACAGTGGTTCTTGACGCCATTGATCCGCCACCACCACCGCCACCCCCTGTTGCATCACTGTCATTGACCCATTGTGATCCGTTGAATTTAATTACTTGTCCTACTACTGGCGCAGATATAGTAACATCTGTCAATTGCTGTAATGTTGTTGATGTCTGTGGAGCAGTTGAAAAGGTTAGATTGCCAGTACCGTCTGTAACTATCATTTGGCCTTGGGTTCCACCTGTGACTTTTACTTTAGTAATTGCTCCCAATATTACATTACCACTAGGGCTTAGTGTAATATTGCCGATGGGACTAACGGCCACAGCCGTTCCACTTATAGTAACACTACCGCTAGGATTAATCAATGTAGTGCCGTTTACTGCTATTGAAATGCCGCCGGGCGCGGCAGATCCGGACTTTAATGTCAATGCGCCATTGGGGATAATTGACATGGCGCCGCCACTGGCCAACGACATTGTTGTAGCTGAATTAACTGCTACAATACCCGTCGATGAAATATTTAAAACTGTGCCGCTATAATTTGTAAGAGTATTAACACCAAATTGTCCCAGTTTATTCAACTGGGCCGCTACAATCGAGCTGTTACCACTTCTGACACCGAATTGCAATCCTCCGGATATATTACCGGTAGCAACGGAGCCATCAACTACTGATTGGATAAAACTAACTGGTTGTGCAGTGAGCCCATCATATCCTGCAAAGAGTATTTTTCCTAAGACGTCGCCTGACAAAACTGCACCCGGGGCAGTGTCGGTACCACGAGTTCTAACTGCTGTTAATGTGTTTCCTGAAAGTTGATTAGTATGCGACTGTTGATAATAATAACCGCTACTTAATGTAGTATCGTATGTAGTTCTTATAATTTCTACTTTACCTGCTACTAATTTTAATGTAGATGTTATATTGCTCCATGCCAATGCCGCATTAGATGCTACTATATCTGTACCTTGTACATTATAAAAAGGTATTCTGCCCGCCGCGCCTGCGCCAATAATATTTGCCACTATAATTCTCCCGTATCCATTATTTATTGGATTTTGGGAGTAAACTAAGTTAGGCTTCCTACCGAATGGCTAAAGCCGCCATCAACATAAGTTATCTCAGCGGTAATACCTGCCGCTAAATCACTCATTAAAAATGCCGCGGCATTGCCCACGTCTTCAATTGTCACATTGCGGCCAATTGGTGAATTTTCTGCTACGACATTAAGAATTTTACTAAAATCTTTAATTCCGCTAGCGGCCAGTGTTTTTATAGGACCAGAGCTAATACCATTGGCTCTGTACCCTTTTCCACGTGATCCCAATGATTTTGCTAGGTAACGTACTGACGACTCGAGGCTCGCTTTAGCTAATCCCATTGTATTATAATTGGGTATTGCTCGAACGGAGCCTATATAAGTCAATGTAAGAAATGAGGCATTATCGTTTAAGTATGGTAAACTAGCTTTAGCCAATGCTGGAAAGCTATATGCACTAATATCATGCGCTATACTAAATGAATCTCTAGAGAGTCCGTCTAAGAAATCTCCAGCAATTGATTCTCTTGTAGCAAATCCTATAGCATGTACTAGTCCATCAAAAGAAGTCCAGTGATGACTTAGATCTGTCATTAATTTGGTAATTTGCTCATCACTAGACACATCACATTCAAATACTAGGTTAGATCCAAAGTCAGATGCAAATTCTGTAATGCGATCTTTAAACCTTTCGCCTACGTAACTAAATGCTAGTTCTGCACCCTGAGCATGACATGCCTTTGCAATGCCGTAGGCAATTGACCTAGTAGAAAGTACACCTGTAATTAGAAATTTCTTACCGGTTAAAAATCCGGTTTGGTCAATCACTGAGTTGTACTCTTACTCTTGGAACTTTTACGTGCATCCATTGTGCTATTATCTACAATAGGTTCAATTTTTTCTGACTTTTCTAATTCTGCCAGTTTATCAGCATATTCTTTGTATTCTTCCGGAGAAATGTATCTAGAATTTATTGCCCAACTGTCTGATGTGAATAGCCTGACAGGTTTCCAATATATTGAAATTATATTATTAATAGCAACAATGGTTCCTATCACAATTATCATTCCCAAACCGGTAAGTATGCTTCCGGCTAAAAAAACTGCCGCTTGATCCATGTCCATGATATTTC